TGTTTTCAGGTTTTCGATACGAGCCCGTAAAGCCTTAGATTCCTTGGCTAAGACCTCAGCGCGGCTCCAGCCTGCATCGAGCTTCTTGGAAGGCTCCCTATCAGAGGCCCTCCGGTTGTATTGTGACACCTGACAACACTAACCTCGCCAGGCCTTCGCGGCATCTACGATAGCCTGACCGATTATGTACGCCACGGTTATGACGATTACGCCCCCTTGGGCCGAACCCTCGGCCCCCATCGCCACAGAGCCACCTACTACAGCAGCACCGACCTTCTTGCTGACAAGACTGCCGACACGCTCCGAAACAAAAGAACCCAAATTACCCAACATGATCTATTTCCTTTTAGGCTTCGTTGTCTTCTTAACCTTCTTCTTTGCAGCCGCCGCCGCCTTCCGCCCCTGCGGAGTGTAACTGTAGCGTTTGCCTCCGACTTTAGGCATTGTCCGCCTCCTCAACTACGACAGTCTCAGACAGGTCTGGAGCAGGAGAGAGCACAGCCGAGTAGGCCTGTATCTGGTTGCTCAATGCGATACACTGCGGGTCTTGGGAGATGACGATATTCCCTCTCTCGCCAAGGGCTTTCTTCAACTCTGCAATCCGTCCTTCGATGTCCGACTGATCGAGCATCATAATCTCCTCTACTGGTGAGCGTCGTGGATGGTCTGTTGCTGGTCGAGGGTCTTGCTCTTCCACCACGCCATCAGGCTCGATCTACGCAACGAATCAGCGTGGCTCGTCACTACTCCAGTCGCAATAGCCGCGGCAGTAGAACTCCGCTCAGTCGCCTCAGTGTTCAGGGCCGTCTGCTGGGCGTCAGCGACACTCACTGTGATGCTGGGCATTTCTATATCTCCTTATGCTGCAAGTTGTTTGATTTCTTTACGAGCTTCTGCAACTGCTCCAGTAACAAGACAGACATCATCTGATACCGGACACTATAGGGTTGGCCGTCCTTGTAGTTGACCAACTCTGGCATAACCTCTGCAACTTCCTCCGCAATCAAACCAAAGTCCCGCCGCCCTGGATCTCCTACCTGCTGTGCCCACCCATCTGGGGCATCGACTGGATGACGCCATGTAAACGCTCTCGGCTGAAGATCCAACACTCTATCAGATCCTATACCTACACTGTAGTCCTCCTTATAGACCCCAGAAGACGTTACAGAGTGAAGCTCATTGGATCCATTGATGTTGACGTCCGTTGAAGCTCCTTCTGCCAGCAGGTTGCTAAAAAACACTCCCCCATCACTCGCCAGATTCATTGCAGCGGTTGTGCCGCCGGCGAAATAAAGCCCTGTCGATTTGCCCGTAATGTTGCCATGTGCGGTGGATTCATCGTTGTGGGTAAACAGCAACTCGGCCTCGTCTGTCGTACCGTTATTGCGACCTACAAGCCGTGTGCAGCTGGCACCAGAGTTGGCCCATACTGTCAGTGGTCCAGTGCCGCTGGTCCCGTTTATAATGAATTCTCCACCTGTGTCGATCGTGGCAGCAAGTGACCCACCGGCTTGAAATTCCAACGCCTTGCCGCTCTGACCGCCGACGATAGCCTTGCCCGTGTCCCATGTCAGCAAGCCAAAATCCTTGCTGCTGCCCCACTTTACGACGCCATCGGTGTTGCACTCAAAACTGCCGCCAACATCCAGCTTTTTGCCAATGGTGACCTGTTCACCGCTGTTCGTTGTAACGAAGGTCAGATAGGCATTATTAGCCTCCTCAATGATCAGCGAGGAAGCCTGGTTATCGGGGATCTTTATCGAGTTCTCACCCGCATTTGCGAAGACCAAGGCCCCGTCAGCGCCAGCAGAGAGCGTAAGATCTCCAGCAATATCAGCAGCACCAGACAGATCAAGAGTGGCTGCATCAAGCTCCCCAGTAAGAGTGATGTTCCTGAAGCTGGCAGCATCCTTATTGCTATCTACGACAACAGCCTTCGAAGCTGCTACCGTTCCAGCAGTGACCGCATCCAACACGTTCAACTCAGCCGCTGTGGTAGTCACCGCAGTGCCGCCTATCAGCAGCTTATCCTTGACTATATCTATCGTAGCGCCACCAGCAGTCAGCAGCTTGTCTGCCGAAGTGTCCCACAGGAGATACGCAGAAGCTGTATCCCCGAAGAACTTTACGTCATACCCCTGATCATCGACGCCCACACTGACAGTAGCATCAATTTGGACAGCCCCATCTATATCTACCGCATCCAGATTCGTCGTTCCATCAATGTCAGCATTTCCACTTATATCAAGGGTAGCTGCATCAAGCTCCCCCGATATGGTGATATTAGTGCCCCCAGTAGTAGCACCGTTCATCGCAACGGCACCGTTTAAATCAATAGTGGTAGCAGTAATATCCAGGGTGGTCCCCGCATTGATCTCCAGGTGACCATCTGCACTGGCAACGATATTCTCGCCCCCGGCTGCATCGTGGAAACTGAGCTTAGAATCCCCAGCCAAGACAAGCTCATCTGCTGACTCGTCCCAGAGCATATACTGGCCGCTGGTGGCCCCGAAGAACTTCACGTCCTTGCCGGTGTCATCGACGCCCACGGTGACAGCCGTGTTGAACGTAGTGCCTGCCGACCCGAAGCTGGCTACCTTGGTCAACGTTGCCCCAATCATCGTGTGGATCTCAAACTCAGAATCCTCACCTGACGCATCCGTATCCGTCAGCTCGACGCCTGTGCGGGCCATGATCGTTTCTGTGCCACCCGCATCGTCCGCAACCCAGTCGATGTACATCCCATCGCCATCAGCCGCAGTGCCAGAGGCTGGATCCCAGCGGAACTCAGAGATCTTGATATTACCCGCCCCTGCCGCATTGGTCGCCACCAGCTCATCGAGGATAACACCAGCAGAAAACGTATATCTGCCAGATATAGTCTCCGCAGAGCCGGTATTAGCGGCATTGTTCATTACCTGGTTAAACTCTGAATTGAGGTCGCTGCTGGTCAGATCCTCATTGGTTGTCCAGGTTTTTACTCTTGAAATAGCCATATCAGGTAGGGTTATCCTTGGTGAAGCGGCCTAAGCCACGATACCTCATTAAAGCCTTGCGTAGCGTAAAGCTCTGATCTGCTACCGCCATGCTATAGCGCAGCGAACAGTGTGGAGCATAGCCAGTCAGGGGCGTGTCCTGGCTCTGCTGACGCACCTCAGACAGCGGCGTGTCACTATCTAATAGATCTACGTCTAACGTGAAGCCTACTCCCGTGAGATCGAACTGAGCAGCTGTGCCCACCAGGTCGGTAGACACCTGCGACACCGACACAGGATACTTGCCCTTAGCGTCGTAGTAGTGCCGAGCATTCAGAAAGCGCACCCGCACGTCAGGGCCTAACGGAGCAGTGGCAGCAGTCTCCACCAGCGATACAATCGCCGTTCCATTGTCATCGTCCCCCTGGTCATGGTCCCAGAGCCTGCCATCGAAATCCGCAGCATGGGGGACACCACCAACCAAGGCAGCACAATTACGCTCCCAGCCCTTGTATGGCCCATGCCAGCGGTCACGCAGGATGTTATAGACCATGACATGATTCATATTAGTCTGAGATGTTCCGTAAGGAACAAAAAACCAAACTTCGTTTTCCCTTGGGAAATACAACCCAAACGACTGCTTTAGTCTCGCCGTCGCCAGATTGGGCCAATATCCGCCATCGAGCGGACCTGAGATCTTTCTCAGATTGGCACCGCCATCCCACCGATATACCCCATCATCCCGCAACATAAGCTGGGCATCGCCCGGTAGAGACACGATACTGCGGCCATCTATACCCGCCTCCTTGGTGCGCTGCTGGGCGCTGTAGGGCAGTGAGGCGTTGCCAGTGGGGATAAGGGTGTATATGCCGTCTGTCGTATGGACCGTGAGGGCGTTCTGGGTGGCCTGGAGGCCTGTGACGATACCGCCGAAGTTGAAGAAGCTGGTGCCGCCCCAGGTCTCTATATCTGCCGTATCCGAGTACCAGACCTGATTGGTGGCGTTATTAACATTCCCTATCCATAGCCTATTGTCCCACCAGGCTATGTGCTTGCCCTTGGTAAAGCGTCCATCATCGTCCAGTACCGTCGCATTGCTCGTGCCCGTCCACTTCCAGGCGTCCGTGTCTACGCCGTTGGTGGCCACCAGGGTGCCATTGGCGTTGACCCACTCAAAGGTGTTGTCATCCCCCGCTGTCACTGTCACAGAGCCGGTGATGGCGCTCCAGCCGCTGGAATACTTGTAGATAGCTGTGCCAGCGACGATCACCACATGGGTGGTAGTGGCGTCTACGTCGTATTCTGCTGCCATCGTGAGCGTTGGAGATCCGCCCAACGCAGCAGCAGACTGATAGCTCAGAGTGCCCTTCCTTGACTCGACCTGGCCACCAGTGCCCACGCGCACATTCTCGCAGTTGAACAGCTCATCTGGAGCCAGATCCTCCACCGGAAGATCGTAGCGCACACCCTTATGCCAGGGGCCTAACTGGATACTATCGGCTTGGAGCATGTCACCTGCTAAATGCCGGTTGAATTCCCTGAACCGCCGCCTGCGTTCCGATACGAGTCAACAACTGACTCTTCTTAGGATCACCAAGGCCTTCTAAAAGGAAACGCTTGCCAGCCTTACTGGTCACCACACGACCAAGCGTAGCTTCGAGAGGCGCAATCGTCGTAGCATATTTCACTGGTTTATAAAAAGCCGATACCAGCTCTGCCCGAACTCCTGACTGCGATACATTAGCAAAGCTGCGCTCACCCACGTCACTTTCCTTAACGAACGTCCCAAAATGCCTAAGCCGCTGTAGCGTCCCATCATCAAACATCAATTGCAAAGTCTCATCTCCGGGTCCAGAAGGCCCGAATATGCGGTTCAAAAAAGAAATGCCAGAAAGACGCCCCTTCTTCTTCTCTAATGACTTTTCCACAACATCATCAAGCCAAATACGAGAGATGTTGTCTCGCAGCCTTACTCCCTCCGGGAGGGCCGGAAAACCAGCCTCCTCAACGGCGCTGATACTCTGAAGAAAACGCCGCGTCCCAGCTGGATTGTTACGAGCAAATACGCGCTCTACAACCCTGCCAATACCCTCACCCTCACGTAAATCGAACATCGCTCGCACCGTGGGGGAATCCGCAATGTCAAAATTCTCTTTCGACAAAGACATCGCCTTTTTGAACGCCGCCTCTACTTCCGCATTGCCGCGATCTAAAAAGACTTGAGGTATCCGCTGACCGCCGAAGCGACCACCAACATTCGCTGTCTTAGCTGCGGTGAGACTCATCATAGACTCAAAGTCTCTCATAAGCGCACGAACCATCATTCCGCCCAGATTGCCGAGCTCGCCTGCCTCCTCAGCGTCTTGGAGTCGGGTCTTAAACCCCTGTAGCCCCTTAAACGTCTTAACTTGGCCAGAGAATGCTCCCCACTCTTGGAGCGCGTTTATAAGAGCTGCACCCCCTCCAGGACCACCCTCCAGCTCATCTGCGGCACGTCGCCTCAGAGCTTCACTGACTGCTGAACGGAAGTTGGACAGATCCGGTGGAACATCATCAGGCCAAACCCTCGCCAACTCATCGAAGGCATCGTCTATCATGCCTCGTTGCGTTTCTTTCGTCGCCTGCCGCGCCTGGAAAAGATCTGCGGCCACCTCCCCGCGAGGGGCGCTCTCCCCAACCTCCTCTTTGATCTCACCTATGACCCGACTTTTCTCAATGTCGAAAGGCTCCCGAATCATCGTTTCTGCACGTCGAGAAGTCATCGGTGCTTCTTCCACAAAATTCTGTATTGCGGCCACACGGGGGTCTTCTGAAAGAGAGGCAGCTGGCATAGCCTCCGTAAGCCGCCCCGAAGGATCCAACTTGCCCGCCAACTCCGCCACTTCTCCCGCCTTGCCCGCCCGGGCACCCTTGCGAAACGCCTGTCCTAAGTGTTTCACCACTCCACTACCCAGAAACGAAAGAGGCTCAAAAGTTCCCGCCGAAGCTGCCTCAGTAGCCAACTCACGCGGGTTATAACCGCCCTCAGACCCCAACAGGTTCGCCACCCCCTGCCGCACCGCCTCGCCTCCAGTAGCTCCTAATGTAGCTCCAGCCATAGCCCCGGGGATCGCCCCCACACCACCACCACCTGTTGCACCCGCTGCCGCTCCAAGGGCACCAAGAGCTGCAGCCGGTATCCCTGGCAGCAAAGCGCGTGGTACAAACTCCGTGACATCGCCCCAGTCAATACCCTCTGGATTAACCCGCGACAAACCCTCTTTCGACAAAACACCCACCTCACCATCCCGTACTACCGCCCTCTGCCCCTCAGGCAGTCTTCGCTGAAGTATGTTGCGCTGCTCTTCAGGCGAACCACCAAACCCCATGAGAAACCGCCCACCTATGCCCACTTTCGAGGGGGCAGTGAACTCAAGGTATTCAGCGATACTCGACTCCAACTGACGCCTTTCCTCTGGACCTAAAAGCCTCTCTAGCTCCTTGGAACTCTTACCTATCAGGTCACTTAAATCTCTCATTTTCTATCCACTAATCTTCACGGAGGAATTTAGCCATCAAGGGGTCATCTACATCGTAGGGTATTTCCAGTAAATTCATTAACAGACCTTGAACCTCTTCACGTTTCATCTTTTTAGCCCGACTTAATTCCGGTAGCTTGTAAGTCCACCCGAAGGCTTTAACTTCCGGTTTAAACTTGTCTCCCCATATCATCTCTACAAACTCTTCCTCGCGCTTTATAATGCCATCGATTGTCTTGCGATGTTCTCCATACAAATCCTGCCCCGCCTTATACAACTGATTTCTAAAATCATCCGTTAAACGATCCCCTTCCATGATCTTCTTAGGGGTTATTTCTAGTCTAGCAAAGAAAGGCATCGCCTCCTCAATAGTCTTAAACTCAGAAGGACGCACTACAGAAGGGTCTTGAAGTCGTGAAAAACCATTTATCATCATGATGTCGCCAGAACCATTATTCTGGTCAAAGCCACCCACAAGTGTATTAAAGCCAAACAAAAACTCGCCCGTCTTATTGATAAAGGAGTTTCCACGCAACTTAGGCGCTACCGTCTTGTACAGCGTATTCCCAAAGGCTTCCCTCTGGGCTGGATCAGGCAACTTACTATCCCAAAAATCACGTTTTGCCTGGTACAGGCCCACCTGCAACTGCTCATTGGTCGGGTTTGTTATTGACCCCCTCAACTCATTTATAATTTCATTATCATCTAATTCCTCAACACCCGTAGCTATCATTTTCGATGCGATACCACTACCTATCGTCTTCGCATAACCCATCGCCTGTGCATCCAACTTAGGAAGCCCTGGATCACCCAAAGAATCAATTTGGGACTGAAGCAATGTCCTCCGTAGTGCCCCCGTTTTCGCGGCCTGCCGCGCCGTTTCATCGACCCGCTGCGCTTCCCAAAACCCAGATGCCTCTCCAGGGCCAAATGGATCCCTATCAGCCCTCACTACTCCCTCACCCTCTGGAGGCGTTATCATACTTTGTCTACTTAACTGTCCAAGTGGAGCAGAAGCAGGTGCTTTTCTACCTAAATCTGCACCCGCCCTGTCAGCAGCCATCCGTTCCCTGGCATAACGGTCTGCTCCTATTGTTCTACCTATCTGGCCCACAAGAGCCTGCCTATTTAGATCCGTATCTTCATACTCCTGCAAGGCCCCCATCGCGCCAGCCCCGAATCCCTCCCTGTCGCCACCAAACCTACTGATCAGACCGGTAACCCGGTTCCAATCTTCCGTGCCGGGTTTTATCCCAGCTGCCTTTGCTTGACGTATGGCTCTAGCGGCATACTCCTGTCCTACCTCTTTCCCCGCACCCCTTTTGGCCTCACCAATAGCCAAATCCTGCAATTCCTGTGCGCCCTTCTGCAACGCCTCTTTTGCTATCAGGCCCTTCAGGCCCGTATATGCCCCATATCCCAACTTAGCGGCACCCAGCGCCCGTGTAAGCCCAGAGGGGCGGTATTCAACCTCCTCTAAACGAGCCTGGTGTCGAGCCGAAGGGGAGAGCGCGTTGATGAGGTTACTCATCGCCTGAGCGCGTCTGTTCTCCTTCTCCGCTTTCTTCTGAGCCTTCTTAATATCCCGACCCTGAAGCCAACTATGGCCTATTTCAAGCCCAATGGGGATTGCCCATTTAGCCAGCGTTGCAGCAGTAATAGACATTTTTCTTAAGTCACCCTTTTAACATTCCTAAATCGCATAGCCACGTCTAACCAATAGCCGATTGTGTATTGTGACTGAAAGCCGAGGTATCCTCTCCCGATGATTTTAATCTATTAACCAGATAATTATACCGCTCCCAATCATCGGCACTCATCTGTTCACCTTCAGCCGTTCTCATCATCGCTCCGTATTGTGCCAACTCAGCTTGCTCAGTTCTTGTCAACTCACTTAAACCCTGCTTGGCAACCAGCTGATTATAATTCCGCCAATCATTGGCAGTCATAAGATTCGATTCACGATCTACTCGCGTTTGGTATTCCTGAAGTTGAGCTGTCTCCTCGGTCGTCAAATTACCTACTGACAGTAAATCTTGGACGCGCTCTCCTTCCCTCACCGGATCAAGTATCCCTCGCATTGATGGATCTTCAATCGTCTGACGCAATGCAGGAATTATGTTGCCAATATCACCTCCTCCCGCTCGCGCCTCTCGTGCTGACAGCTCTCTGCCGAGTATATCCAGGTCATGCGCCTGCCTCATTCTCTTCGCCTCAATGGTCTCCTCATCCCCATATCGTCCTGTCAACTCGGCCTCAAGGGCTTGGCGTTGCAGTGTATCATCCTCTCCCAATCGACCTGTCAGACCAGCCGCTGCCAGGTCTCTCTCCTGCTCAAAACGCTCCCTTTCACCGACACGTTCTTCGAAGAGTTTCCCTTCTATCTGCCGACGTTGCAACGATCCAGCCAAGTCCTCTGTCAACGCTTGCTGGGCACGTCTACCTGCCTTCTGATCCTCAGTGAAACGCTCTCGGTCTGTTACGCGTTCTCTGTGTAGTGCTGACCGTATGGCTCGCTCATCCTCTAAGGCTGCTGCCTGCTGAGCAGTGAGACCCATACCCGCCCTAGCAACATCCCCCTCCAGCTCGAACCTATCTGCATCTGTAACCCGCTCTCGATGGAGTGCCGCCGCAATCTGCCGATCCTGCACACTACGGGCGAGGTCTTCAGTTAGCGCCCTATCAGCACGACGGCCCTCTTCGCCAAACTGCCTATCCTGCTGCCTCATGCGCTCACGCTCCAATTGCGCTTGCTCTAACACAGCACGACGTGCATCAGTCCGGCGCAATCCTTCCTGCCGCATCCCCTCACGTCCCAATTCACCCTGGAGATCAAGTTCTCCTTGACCCAATGCCAGCTGTCCTTGACCTATCGCCAACTGGCCCCTAGCTATATCCTCCTCCAGAGCAGCCCTTCCAGGCATTAGCTGGCGCTCTGCCAACATTCCAGCTATCTGCTCACGAGTTAAATCCCCTGCCCTACGTCCTTCTGCCTGCTGAAGTGCCAACTGCCCCCTAGCTACATCTTCCTCCAGCTCTGCCCTTCCAGGCATTAGCTGGCGTTCTGTTAACATTCCGGCTATCTGCTCACGAGTTAAATCACCCGCCCTACGATCTGCTCGCTCCTCTAAAGCAAAGCGATCAGCTTCCGAAACCCGCTCATCAAAAGTAGCTTGACGTATCTGGCGCTCCTGCTGGCTACGAGCCAGATCCTCTGCGAGCCTACGCCCCTCACGAGAACTCTCAGTCTCAGCTATACCCAACTGACCCCTAGCTACATCTTCCTCTAGAGCAAACCTCTCAGGCATTAGCTGACGTTCTGCCAACATCCCAGCCAACTGTTCGCGAGTTAAGTCCCCTGCCCTACGGCTAGCTGCCTCCTCTAAAGCAAACCTATCTCTATCGGACACCCGCTCATCAAAGGTGGCCTGACGCATCTGGCGCTGCTGAACTTGATCAGCTATATCCTGTACCTGTTGCCGCCCTGCACGACGCCCAGCAGCTTCCTCCAGTGCAAACCTGTCTGCATCTGTAACGCGCTCCCGAAAGAGCGCCTCCGCAATCTGTCGCTGTTGAACTTGATTGGCTATATCCTGTGTAAGCCTACGCCCTTCACGAGAACTCCCAGCCTCAGCTATACCCAACTGGCCCCTAGCAACATCTTCCTCCAGTTTAGCCCTTCCAGGTAACAACTGGCGCTCTGCCAGCATTCCGGCCTGCTGCTCTCTCTGTAAGGCTATAGCCGCATTCTGCGCTCGCTGCTCTTGGTCAAAACGTTCACGCTCCCTAACGCGCTCATCAAACGTGGCTTGACGCATTTGACGCTCTTGCACACTACCTGCAAGCTCTTCTGTCTGCGCCCTCCCAGCACGTCGATCTGCCCTCTCACGTAAGGCCAGATCTCCCCTAGCAACATCTTCCTCCAGAGCAGCCCTTCCAGGCAACAACTGGCGTTCTGCTAACATTCCGGCCAACTGTTCGCGAGTTAAGTCACCCGCCCTACGGCTAGCTGCCTCCTCTAAAGCAAAGCGATCAGCTTCCGAAACCCGTTCCCGGTGGAGTGCCGCCTCTCTTGCTCGCTGGTCTGTAAGAGCCGCTGCCTGCTGACCTACAAGGCCGGTCTGTGCACGTCGTAAACTCTCATCACCCGCAAACCGCTCTCTCTCGCCCACGCGCTCTCTAAATAATGTTCCTTCTATCTGCCGCTGCTGAAGAGCGCGAGCTAAATCTTCTGTCTGCTGCCTCCGCGCACGCTCCGACTCAGCCCCAGCCAAGGTCCGTTGACCATCGAGTTGACCTGTAAGCCCAGCCTCTGCCAGGCGCTGCTGGGCTGCCTGTTGGCTGGCCGCCAGCGTTTGAACGTCATCGAGTTGACCTGTAAGTGCTGCCTCAGCTAAATCCTGTCCTCGCTCCTGAAGCCCAAATTGCTGCCCTGCCGTTACCCGCTCACCAAAGAGAGTCCGCCCCTGACCACGCTCTTGCCCACTCCTCAACAAGTCCTCAGTAGCCATCGCTTCGCGTATAGCCGCATCGGATCCCCTGATACCAAATTCTGCTGCCAGAGCCTGGCGACGCAGATCCAAATCTCCCTGCGCCAACCCCTGCTGTGCCTCCATCTGCTGTGCAGCCAAGGTCTGCACCCCGCCCAGGTTACCGACCATCCCCGCTTCCTGAGCCGCTGCTGCACGGTTTGCCTGCTCAAAGGCCATAGCCCTATCCAACGCCTGATCGCGCCTCAACGCCTCCTGCGCTCCCAATTGCAGACGCCCAATATTCGTCTGGCCAGCAAACTCACCTAAAACATCCGCTGTAGCTCCTGCACTCGCTCCACCGCCAAGAACTCCATACCGCTGTAGATTCTCTACAAGCTGCTTACGCTCTTTCCCGACATCCTGCTCAAATGCCGCCCGTTGTGCCGCTACTACCGGATCCGGCCCTCCTGCTGCCAGTTGGCCTTGGATGTTCTTCAGGATCTGGGGGCGCAACGCGCTTTGCTTTGGGGCGGCTTGCTGACGCCCAAACTCTGATCGCGCCTGCGGCGTGGTAAAATCAAACTTCTTAGGCGTTTTAATCGCCGGGACAGGAGGAACAGGTGCAGAAGTAGCTTGGCGATTAAACTGCCTGCGCTGACGCTTATTGTAGCTGGCCATCATTAAATCCTATTTAAGACACCACAACCGCATCGGTGCCATGCCGGATAACGAAATCGTCCCTACGGTTGCGGATTGGCGGATACCGCCTGTTGCCTTGCTGGTTGCCGTTCTGTTCCAGCGCCGCCCTGAGTGCCTCATACTGACGTTGTGATTCGCGGCCTGCCTGGGTCACATCGCCTTCTTCTTCGAGATATAGCGAGGCAGCATGATGCGTAATCACATTTTCGATAATGCGGGGTATGCCTAAGCTGAGGAAATCAGAGCCGTCATCAGACGCAGTGAACTCGTCTATGTCCGCTCGATAGCGTATGCGTATGCTCGTGCTGCTATTAGAAGGGGTGCGCCATAGACTGATCTGGAACTCGTTGGCCGTGGGGTCTATGCCCCCGATATATACGGCCTCTATCGTTCCAGAATCGTCCTGATCCGGGTCGATGTCATCGTACATCGTAGCACTGATTATATCCAGTAAACGATTGTTGGTGACATCCGTGAAGGAGTGGAAGGCGCTTACATTGGTGGCAATCGGAGTGTAATCACGGGTGCCAGAGGTTGTGGTGAACGTTGTAGTGCGGTCCAGCCACCACCAGTCTGCCTTCGGCGCTACCTCCGCCAACCCTAATGAGAGGTACTGTCTTGCTCTATTCTTGTATGCAGTCGTGTCAGGGTCCAGCCCTGCTCGACTGAGGACCAACGCAATAGCATCTGAGAGTAACATAGGTCATGCGGTCTGCAAGCCGCCTCCCCTGTCTTCCTCCAGCATATTCTGGTTTTCATTGACGATGTCAAAGCGCACCTCGCCCGATAGGCGGTCGCCTGCCATCTTCTTATCCAGGAACATCTTATAGTGCTGAGTCTTCAGAGGCTTACCTACACGATCCTTCTTAGCCCCCTCGTGCATGAGCTTGCCATCCTGGGTATATACCGGCTCCAGGTGGTTGGTGGTGCCGCCAGTCTCCGTGACGTACTTGGGGATATATGAGGGAGGGTCTGGCTCAAAGTCGGGGCCATGCTTCACCTCGACACCGCCATAGACCTTCAGCGCCTCCTCAGAGTCATAGTTCCGCTTGTACTCACCCAGCGGTAGGCCTGGGGCAATGTCCATACCTGCCGCATTTCGGAAACTGGGGTCTTTCAGCAGCTCCAGAAACTTATCATACTCCTCATTTCCTGTATCTGCCTTCGGCTCCCTTGGCATAGGCTCAGGCAATGCCTCCTGGAATTCCTTTACGGCCTCTATGCTAACTTCGCCCTTGGGGGCATCCACCGGCTGACCCATCTCGTTGTACCCAGCCTCTACGGCCTTCTTTCTAGGCATATGATTCCCTTATGTGAGATAGAGGGGAGGAGACGAACTCCTCCCCTCTATCAAACGTTAATTATCCTTGCCGTCCGCGACGGAAGGACGCGAGATCTCTACGTCAGCAAGACCGCCAGAGATAGCACTGGCACCCAGCATATTGGCGACGTAATCCCCCGCCACGTCAGCATCGTCAACAGACCCTGCCGTGGAAGTCAGGTAGCAATCGCCATTGTCGGCAAAGCCACTAAGGACTTTTGCCGACCCCTTACCGCTGATCTGATACCAGCCATACTTATTGGCAACAGACGCTGCCATAGCCACCGCAATAGACCCCACGCCATTTGCCGCAGCAAGCGCCGTGGACCAGTCATCGGCTGAATACAACACCACCGAACCGATAGCCGTCGAGGCCACGCCCTTGAGGTAGATAAACTCACCTACCCCTCGGTCATCAGACCCCGTATCTACTGCCTGTACAATCAGGCCCAGAGGGGCCTGTTTGTCCGAATCTATCTCCGCAATACCCTGATCGCAGGTATACGGACCGATGAACTCAAATGTGCCTGCCATTATTTATCTCTCCTTACGAGCCAGTAATGGCGGTAGCTACGCCACTACGCCGCCGGTTGTCCGTGGTGAGCTGGACTCCCGCGACCTTGTAAGCCAACTGCGCCAGCTGCCCGTTAGACTGCAACGTGACAAAAGGCGTGGTGGTGAAGTTAGCCGACTTGAGCACGTTGAGCTTATTGTGCCGCTTATCGACGAAGTAAGAGGCTGACGCCTTAACGTCGTTGTCAGCCACCACCTCCGCATCATAGAAGGGAGGATTCATCTGACCACCGATACCGCGCACCTTGTCTGTGGTGGTCCGCGCATAACCCTGCGAGGACAGCGCCTCTCGGTACGCCTTCACGATGGAAAACGTGGTGATGATGTGAGAGGTACGCCCACCCTGAATGCGGCAGTCATCCATGATGTCATTCCACGCCACAATACCGTCGAAGATATTGGTGGTGGTCTGCGTCAGGAACGTCTTGGAGGTCGTATAACGCTGTGATTCCCAAGCGGTAGTACTGCTCGAATCAATACCGCCAACGGTACCACCAGCACTATCAGCCATGATGTCCTGGAAGCCCAGCATGGTCTTGCCAGACTGAGCACCGGCCATATCCTCGTTGATCGCCTTCAGCAGCGAAGAGGTGGCGTTGGTGTCCAGGTAAGAGAGCTGGTCAAAGACCTCGTGCTCTCCCTTGTTCTCCCAGCTCTCCGTGTCCGACAGGACCACCGGCACCGCATAGTAGCGCCGCTTGTAATGGGCGCTCTCCACCGGGTCCACAGGGGACTTCGGCAGCACATCGTAGGTGTCGAAGGCCGTCGCCGTGCCGCCACCAGTGGCGACGCGCACAGAGATCTCTTTACCCCCGTTGTCTGTCATCCGCAGACCCGACTTCCTGAAGAGGTCGATAATCGCATACTCTTCGAAGAAGTTATCCTGGACTTCAGGACGGATCGCTCTGCGGGTGGCACTCCAACGGGTGTTCCATACTTCTGAAGTGGTTTGTGCCATGAGTTTATACTCCGCTTCCTACATTGTTGATTTAATGACCGCCATAGCTTCTGACTCTGATAGCGGTCCTTGTTGTGGAACATCCGCAGGACTTGTCTGTGGAGGCGATGCTGCCCTCTTGGCCTGAGAACGCCCGTTTGTCTGCTTCAACATGGCATCCTGCGCTTGATCCGCCGGCAGGTTATGTGCCATAGCGACGATCTCTTTGATGGTAAGAGGCTCTCCCTGGGAATTAACCCCTTTCGGGTCTCCCCAAAGCCTCCCTATCATCCACGCAGCTTCCTCGGTTTTCTCTGGCCCGAACGCTTCATCTGCTTCCGCAAACTGCTCTTTCACCATGACATCAGCAGCACTGCGTTCCGCTACCCGCTGACTCTCAAGGTGACCATACGCCTGATCCAGCCTTTGCTGCATAGACTCTAACCGCTGCTCCATATCGGCCATTTTGGTTTTCTGAGCGTCCTGTTCTTGCTCATACACCTGGAGGTACTGCAACCCCGCTCGGTCTTCAGCAGATAAGTCTGGACTTTGCAATGCCCGTGCAATGACACCAGGATCTTCGGGATTAATGCTTTTCGTCATAGCATTAATCTGACTCTGCCACTGATCACGTTCTTGCTGGCGCTCTTCTGCCATAAGGCGACGTTCTTCGGCAAGTTGCCGTCGTTCATCCGCAAGATCCTGCGTCTTGCGGGTATAGTCGGCCCTAAGCATTTGCCCCTCATCGCTTGTCGCGGCATTGGAGGCACTATCCGCACTTCCCGTTTGCTCACCCTCTGGCTCCGGGGCTGTAGCCTGCGTTTCCTCGGCGGGGAAAGCGAAATCGTTTCCCTCATCCGCAGGGGCAGCCTCAGCTTGTCCGTCCTCAGCGGCTGAATCGGTAAGCAAGCCTTCCGTCATAATTACTCCTTAAATGGTGTCATGCTATCCATCATGGGACGTCGGAATGACGCCTCACCTGTATGGCGCATGTCTATCTCTCCATGCTGGAGCATGGAATCTTTGAGTTCATCGAGGCTGTCGGCTACCAGGACGCCAGGGTCTCTCGTTGTCGAGGACTTGACGTTGGTGTCTTCAGCTATCTCTTCCTTGGTCTCAGGCGGCAGCTCTTCCCAGCCGCGCTCCTTCAGGAGCTTCTTCTTATGGCTATAGGACTCTACCACGCACCCGAACTGGGGGTCGAACTCCCCATATTTACGGCCACTGTGGGTAGGGTGTATGCCGTTGGCCTTGGTATAGGTCCACCCCGCCTGGGTACCGCAGCCGCATTCTACCGTCTTGGGCACCGGAGCCACTGAGGTATGATCAAAGACCTTGTCACACCGCTCACAGCGATAAGTCCACGATGCCAGCATCAGCCCGTAACCTCCATAGTCTCGGCCCGTACCTCCTGAGAGAGGTTCTGAGCATTCTGATTAATGCGAGACTGAAGCCCCATCAAAGGCTGGGAGGCTTGCGGGGCTGTTGTCTGCTGCGTTGTCTGTTCTATAGACTGCTGGTGGGTGCCGAAATGCTGGGCCACCACCTGGTCGATCATCTGTATGCGCTGTGCCTGCATGGGATCTGCTGCCAGCTGCTGATACACAGGATGCATCTGATAGTTGCCGTGGAACTCCATGTGCGCCTGGTGGTCCTGCCCAGGCATCACACCAGGATCTTGGAGCTGGTTGATCATAATCTCATTCTCAAGCTCGACAGCACGCTGGGCCTCCTCGTTGACATCAGCATTGAGGAGCAGCTCCGGGTCTGCCACCTCATAGGAGGCTGTCATGAACTTGGCGACCTCCATCTTGTCGAACTCAGGCATATTGTATGCCCTGTCTACGAAGTCTATGGCCTTGCCCTGCTGCAGCTGCTCGAAGAGAGGCCGCGTAGACCCTGCCTGGACGTGGATGCGGTAGTTCCAGAGGAAATCGGCATTACGCAGAGCACGGGTGAGGCGTCCCTTGCCGTTGGGAGCAACATTGATAGAGAAGCTCTCTGGCTCATAGCGCGGGTCGCCCATGATCTGAAAGGCGTTGCGGACAATACCCTCATAGGCGTCAGAGACACGTACCTCCATCCACTCTCTGAGGATAGAGGCCGCTGCGGCCACCAGCCCCGCCTCAGTGGCCGTCTGCACATTCTTGCCGTCACCGCCGATGTCAGAAAGGGCAGAGACCATCTGGATGTGCATGATGGCGCGGTCTTCTACGGTATACTGCTCGCCTGGGACGCCGCCGTAGTTGAGCTCCCGCAGGTTGCCTGGGTCGAGGACGGTATGCCACTCGCCGTCATCTCCACGCCGCAGGTTGTCTATGAGGTTGGGGTTCTTCTGCGTCTCTACTTCTGCCACCAGCCCCTGCCGGGCAGACCGCTTGAGGATGGCGGACTGCCTCGACATCGACTCGACCACCAGATCCTGGAGATCTTTCAGGTATTCCATCCTGGGGGTAGGATAGAAGGAGTTGAAAGAGTGGTCGAAGCGTATGGGGACGAAGGGGAAACCCTGTTCCGTAAGGAATCCGGTGCCTATCTCACCGTTCTCAAAGTCCAAGACCGGGGTTTCTTCTTCATCGAAGATAGGCTCCCCGAACATATTCACGGCCTGGGGGAAGACCATCTTCACAAAGGGGTGGTCTATCTCCTGGATGGCCTCGTCAACACCCTCGGCAAACATGATCTGCTTGCGGTTCATGCGGTCATGGATGCGGCGGACCTTGACCATCTCACCGTTGAGGACAGCATCTCGTACTGCTGCCATCTCGCCGCTGTCAGAGCGGTTCTCGTAGGTGTCGCCGTAGCCCAACTCTTCACGCTCGGCAGAGGCGGTGGCCTTTATCTCCCGGCGGTGCTGGATGTTATCGTCTTTCTTCAGATACTCCAGCGGGAGCCACATCGTCTCCATTATATAACGAGCGTGACCAAGCTGGTGGGGCGGACAGAGCGGATCTACATGGACGTAGGCGGGAGATACGCGGTTGATGGCCACCAGGTCTTCAGCCATGGCATCGTTGGCTACATAGGGCGCGATCATATCATCGCCCGGAGGGTTGTAGTCCATACGAAGCCAGCCGACACCCGTGAACAGGGCGTCGAAGATAGCCTGATGTACGTGGGGTTTTACGTTGGCCAGGCGCATCCAGGAGTAGGCTGCGCGTTCGAGGACATCGCCTACACGAGCGCCCTCACCCTCGTCATCTTCTACGGTGAAGAAGAGCTTGGGGTAGTTGAAGGCTATCGAGGCAATGGTCTGCTGGACAACCTGATAGAACATAGGCACCCGCACTGCCTCGGAATCATCTATGTCCCGGATCTTCTCGGTATAGCGCAGATCGTAGCGGTCTAAGAGATTGGTCCACTGCTTGACACGCCCCTTATAGAGCGTATCGCAGACCTCCATCTCCTTACGCCAGAACTTTACCTGCTTCTTGGTCGCCAAAGATAAATCCCGATAGTAGTGCTCATTTGTGCAGTAATATCGGGGGATTTAACCCGCTTGTCAATATTATGTAAACCAATAAAGGCTTCAGTTAAGGCTTCAGTTGGAACACACCTTTCCGAAGGTGCCCCATAAACTACTACAGGAGAAGGAGTTACAGATTCAGTTGTCTGCTACCCCTACTGAAGCAGGATATTATGTAAACCAATAACTGCGTACATGGATACTCAAAGGGAACGTCCCCGTATAAATCCCAGAATGGAGGACGTTACCTTTCAGCTTGAGCGGTTTCTAGCGGATTCTAGCGGATTATAGCGGATTCCACTGTTCCG